CGTCGTAGGCCACGATGACGGTCTGCTGGGTCGTGTAAGAAAGCCCGGTTCCGACCGTTAGGGATTTGGTGCCGGTCCCAATCGCCAAGGAAGTGGTCGAGGTCGTGTAATACTTGTCTCCGATGACAGGGGTAGCCCAGTAGGAATCGTAGTTCGTGCCAGAGGCCTTCGTCAGCACCTGCCCGACCGTACCCGATGTGGGCTGGCCTGCGGCGATTGGGGCGTACGTCGAGGCCGCGTGGGCCAAGGTCTCGTAGGGGCTAAGGGCCGAGGACGTGATGTAGCCCTGCGAAGTCACCCAAGACTGGGTGGCATAGCCCGACAGACTGGCGGACGTGAGGAAGCCAGAAGGATTTCCAGAAAGGGGGTAATACGTCGAAGCCGCCGTCAAGCTGAGGAGGTACGGCGACAGCGCCGACGACGTGATGTAGCCTGCGGGGTTCGTCTGCAGGTAGTACGTGGAGGCCGCCGTAGATGTGGCTAGTTTCGCGTTTAAGGCGTTTTGAAGGTCGGTCTGGGCCGAGAGGGTGCCCGTGATGTTTCCCCAGCTGGCGGCGATGTCGACGGGGTTGACCCATTGGGTGTCGTAATTGGTCGATGACTTCTTCGCCAGAATCTGGTTGGTAGTGCCTCCCGCGACGACGCCCGGGCCGGGAACGCCCAGGGCAAGGGTGATGGTCGCAGGGGCCTGACCCGTGAGGGTCGAGTTGATGGCCCCGAAGGACGAAGTGGTGATCGTGATGGAAGCCATTAGACGGTGACCTCGTCGATGACGGTGATGCGCATGGTCTCGGTGAAGTACACCGAGCCGCCCGTGCTGAACTTGATGTCCCACTTGGCGAGGCCGAGGGTCCAGCCAGCCGTGGACTGCGGATAGGTCAGCGTGAAGGACAGGCCGTCGCCCGCGATCACCACGTTAAGCGGGTAGGTGATGTTGCCCGCGTCGATGACGTTGGACGTGACGGTGGTGCCCAGCAGGTTCTGGGGGCCGGTCGAGGACGGGGTGAAGGTGACGTTCCCAGCGAAACTCGTCCCCCTTTTGAATGTCACGGTGGTCGCCATGGTCTTACCTATGCCCCCGAGGGCAAGGGGGGTCAGAGGGAAGTCCAGCCCGACAGCGAAGTGACGTATTCGGGGTCGGTCGTGACCGAGAGCAGCTGACCGGGGTAGCCCGCGAAGGCGTCAGACGTGACCGTGGCCGTGTCGCCCGAGTGGAAGGTAGCCAATGAGCCGATGATCGCGTCCTTGGCTTGGTCGTCGATGGAGATGCTCGAGGCTAACAGATAATAATTCGCGCCATCGACAAAGGTAGCCAGAGAGGGCTGGGTAAAAGCCATCGTCGGGGTATAGGGTGTCTTGATGAAAGTCCCATTCGGCTGCTTCATGCCCGACAGGTAGTTGACGTCTGCGCCCGTGCCTTCATAGCCCGGATAGTCCCCGCCGTAAAGGACCGAACGTAGTTTGCCCCACGTCGGGTAGTCGCCCCCGCTGCCGACCCCATTGAAGGCCTGCGAGAATGAAGGGGGAGTAGGCATCAGACCTTGGCGAAATAATACAGCGCGTCAGACGTTCCGACCTTGATGCGATCCGTCCAGAGCGAGCCGGTGACCGCCTGCCAGACCGTGATGGCCTTGGTCGTAGGGTCTTGATAGGCCGTAGCCAGGACGATGTAGGAGTCCGTGTCGTCGGTGGTCGGCATAAAGGTCAGCGAGGCTACGACCGGGTAGGATGGGCTGGCGCTGACGTGCGAAGTATTATCGTCAGGGTATTTCTTGGTCGAAGAATCGTAGCCCAATTTCAGGACGATGTAGGAGTAGTGGCTCGTCGGGTTGAAGTTCCACTTGTAGTAGACCATTTCCCAATCGCTGACGGGCATATGGTTCATGTACCAACTCGTGCCCTCGATCATCGGGTTTAGGTTGTTCACCAGACCCGGTTCGACCTTGAAGTACCACTCGGATACGCCCGTCTTCTTGCCGAGGTCCGTGACTTGGAAAGGGTAGACGCTGTCAGAGACCGTCTGGATGATGGGGCGAGACCACGGCTGCAGGATTTCCAGATGGGAGCCTGAGCTCGTGCGGGTGAAAGCGTACCCGACGCCAGGGTTGAGGATGGACATGGCTTACGAGGCGCCGTTGTCGTAGACTTCCCGCGTATAGCCGTAGCGGTTATAGCGGATTTCGTAGGTGCATTTGAAGATGGTGCCGTAGTCCTCGAAATTGACCTGAGACAGCATCAGGCAGTCGTCGTGATCGGAGTCGGCTGACTGGAACGTCGTGCCGATGTAGTCAGGAAGCAATTTGACCGCGGCGAAGTATTGCGTGGCTGAAGTCTTCCCTACCGCGGCGCGAAGGAGGGCTGGTTTGGACGAGGTGGACTTGAAATAAATGATGCCAGAGAAGGCGGTCGTCGGGGCGAGATACTGGGTCTTGCCGTAGAGCTTGGGATAGGCCGGGTCGACGAAGCCGATGAACTTGCCTCCGTCGGCCGTCTCGAAGCAGGCGCCGTTATTGCCTTCCCAGGACTTCACAATCACGGGCTTCCCGGTCGTGACGTTGATGACCTGAACCAGAGGGCCTAGGTCGGACTCCGAGTAGGTCGACACGCCAGGGACACCCGCGATACCCCCAGAGGTGAAGAACTTCGGGTGGGCGGTGATGTTCTCGGCGGTGAGGGAGTCGGACCCGCTGACGTTGGGGTTTGTGTAATCGACCGCCGAACCTCCGACGGTGTTATTGATGCCGACGTAATCCGCCGTCACCGTGGCGATGCCTAACTTGTCATAGGTCGCGTCAATCTTGTGGACGGCCATGTAGCCGCTGAAAGGCGAGACCGGATGGGCGGCTCCGCGGGCGAAAGACGTGATGCCAGCCAGGGCTTGGTCTCGATTGACCTTGAAGCTGCATTTTCCATTATAGAGACCGAAGCCGTCGGTGGCTACGGTCCAATTAGGCTGCAGGATGACCGAGGTCAGGTCATTGCCTTGGGCTTTGTAAGAGGGTCCGGTGGGCATGGTGGTAAATTACATCTGATCGCCGTAACCTTGTTCGTCAAAGTTGGGCGAGGGGATACATTCCTTGGTGATATCAGGAGTCTTGAAGGTGTCGGACTTGGCGGCGATGGCCTGCAGGAGCATCGTATGCTTGCGGGATTCCTCCAGCTGCTGGTTGAGGACTTCGCTGACCGGGTTGGCGCCGACGCCGACGACGTTGGAGAAGCCGGACTGGACGGAGAAAGACTCGGCCTTGAGGGGCGTTTCTTTGCCCATCGTAATCAGGTCCGTAGCGGCTTTCTGGGCTTCAGGTGACGTCACGATCTTTTCGACCGCGGCCTTGCCCATGCTCTCGCTGACTACTTTTTCCACAATGTCCTGAATGCCTTGATTGGCTGCAAGTAAATTAGCAGGCACGGAAGTCGCGTCACCCGTAACAGCAGCGGCTTTTTCGATGTCAGAAATCATCTTGTCGACCGCTTCCTTTACCCGAGGGTCGATAGGACCAGCCTCCCCGGTAATGTAGGCCTCAGTGGCCTTGCGGCGCTGGATTTCTACTTCATCTTTTTTCTTGTTAAACGATTCCTGGGAAGCCTTGTCCGCAAGAATCTTGGCGAACGGGCTGGTGATGCTTTTGGCTTCGGAAATCTTCTTCTGCAGCTCGACCCATTCCCGGAGAATCTTGACCATCTTTTCCCCTTCGGCGCCGAAAGCGGCCGTGGCGATCGCGGCCTGCCGGGTGTCGTCGGTCGTCGTGTTGATGGCGTTCGAGAGGGCCATCAGCACCTGGTCTTCGTTCACCTTGCCATCAACGAGGTCTTTTGAAGAAAAGCCTAGGCGGGTCAGTACTTCGTGGTAACGGGACGTGGAGTCGCGGGCCTCGATGATGGCCTTCTTGGCGGTCTTGTAGGCACCGGCTACATCCTCGATCTGGAAGCCCATCTGAGAGGTGGCCTCGCTGACTTTCTGATACTGCTCTACCGTCATGTTGGTGTCGCGGGCTTGATTCCCGAGCTTCGCGCCCGCGTCGACGGCATCCTTGATTTTCTGCTTATACTCTTCGATGACTCCTTCGACCTTGCTGAACGCCATGTGAGCCAAGGCGAGCGGACCGATCATGTGGAAAAGGGACTTCGCGATCTGGTTGCCGACGTTCTTCAGCTTGTACTGGAACTTATGGAACGTCTGGTCGAGCACGCCCATGTCGGCCTGCGATTTCTTCGTAACCTTCTCGGTGTCCGAAGTGCCCCTGATGGCGTATCTGATTTCCTTAGTGGCCATGGTCTGTTTCCTTTGCCGGAGCGGCACCCTGCTTGGTCAGGTCTTCCATCATCTTCTCTTCCTCGGTCGTCATCAGGTTCAGGTCCGCCCCTTTGTTCATCGCAAAGGCTGAATTAAGCCAGATGGCCTGCGCTTCGGGCATCTCCCAAGCCTCCTCGGGTGTCAGGCCTCCCTGGACGAGATTAGCGATGACCGCCAGAATCCAAGGAATCCCGCTGTCTTCGGCTTTCCCTTTGGTCACTTCGGCTTTGCTCCAGAACTTCGGCCAATCGTCGAGACCGACATGCTCGGCGAACACCTTGACCGCTTTGGTCATCAGTTCTTGGTCGCGGCCAAGCCGCCAGATCCAGACGCGGTCCCAGAAACCGAAGTCACCGATTGTCCCCGCCGAGCAGACTTGCGCCGCGATGATGAGGTCGACGGGTTTCACCGGCTCCCCGGGCTCGACCAGGGGCGAACCGAGGGCCATCAGCAGCAGGCGGTGACGGAGGCAGAACGGATAAACGGAACGACCCAGAAACTTAATCCGGGTCGGTACCGTGAACGCGTTGACGAAGCGACTGTCCATGGGGGTATTGTCCCCCCTATGTCAGCCAAGTCAATTAGGCAGGGGTGATACCTTCGAAGGCTTCCGCGGTGATGGAAACCTTGGTGAACTCCTTGGAGCCGCCCTTTTCGTCAATCTTGGTGATCCAGCCCGAGTAGGTCGCGGAGCTGGTGGCGCCGTAAGCGCTGTTCGCATGGACGGTGAAAGAGATGGCCGCGCCGAGGGCGGGGATGGTGCCGACCTTCACGATGCCTTCGAGGCTGAGCTCGGACTTGCGGTCATCGCCGCGCCAGGTCTTCGTGATGCCGTTCTCGTCGGAGACCGTGTCGGCCGTATTGAAGCCGGAGGAAACCGAGTAGGACTGGACGTAAAGGTTCGTGACAGCACCGGCGACGCCGTAGAGGCAGGTGGTTCCTTGGGTAATAGCGGCCATTTGATTTTGCGGGGTCTGGCAACCTTAGTTGGCGATGACCGTGAGGACGTTGAAACCAAAGGACGTGGCCCAGCTGCGGACATCGACCCCTTCGTCCTCGGAACCGATGGTCACGTCATACAGCGCGGCATCTCCCTGGGCGGTGAAGACGGCCTTGAAGGAGGTCACGTCCTGCATGATGCCCGCGATGATGGCGCAGCGGGCGCGATGATCGGCGAGGGTGGTGTCGTCGGCGTTCGAGATGACCGACATGCGGACGCCGCACATGTAGTTTCCAAGGCCTTCGGGGAGGTCGCCAGGAGCCCGGGCGGAATCGCAGACGGCGATAATCTTGGGCAGGACATTGTCGTCGGCGCTGTCGCCCGTGTAGACGGCCACGCCAGTCAGTTCGGACTGGGCCGAGAGGTAGGTCTTGAGGTTGGCCTCGACGATGTGGCGGATGCTCTTGGTGCCCATAAAGTTGCTCGGGCTGGCAATCAGACCTCCTCGACGCGACGGCCAAGCAGTTGGTCAAGGTCTTTCTCGATGCGACTGATGGCCGTTCCGTAGACTAATTCCTGAACGCGGAAGAAAGAAGAGACGCCGTCGTTGTCGCCGATCGGATTGGCGAAGACGATTTCCGCGTCATGCTCCGAGAACTTGAAACTCAGGTAGCACCCCACGCCAGGGAACTTCTTCACGTAGCCTGCCACGCCTTTCTTGCCCCAGTCACCGGCCTTGTAGCGGACGGTCGGCGTGGGAAGACTGACGATGACGTTCCACCAGCCTGCCTTCAGCTTGCCGACCTGCGTCTGCTGCAGCTTGATGTAGTTGCTCAATTCGGCCTTGGACGAGACGAGGTAACGACCTTTCTGTTCACCTTGGTTCTTGATGACTTTCGTGCGGCCTTGGCGGTTCTGGTACTTCAGGCGATCGTGGATGTATTTCATGTCGACGACGACCTGCGAGCCGTAGTCGCTCATCCTGACCTGAATCTGGTTGAAGTAATTCTGGGCTTTCTTGAATGACCGGGTCGTGTCGGCATCCTGCGCGATCTTATTGGTCAGCACCGAGTCAAAAGTGATGCCCGCGGCTACGATTTCCTTCTTCGCCTTGTTGAACTCGGTCATGTTCCGCATCTTGGCCGCGGCGCCCATGCGGTTGAGCAAGATGGCGGCGGGGGAACGGTTGCGGTCGTTTTCGGCGGTGAAGATACTACGGATGTCCCGGTCGACGGCGGCCTTACCCGTAAGCTCGGCTTGCTTGGTTTCGCCCTGACCACCACCGGCGACAAGCGGAGGGGTAAAAGTGATGCTATCTCTGGACATCAGACCAGCCTCGCGGATGGCCGTGAACTCCATCGACCAGCCGACCGCCTGGGAGAACTCGCGGAGGGCGATACCGAACTCCTCGGCGGTGGCCTTGCGCAGCCCCATGGCTTACTGCGAGTCCTCGATGACCGTCAGGGTGATCCAAGCCGACCCGGCCTTGTGTATGCGGGACGAGATACGCAGGTTTCGGTCCCCGAAGGTCAGTTTCTTGCCTAGGGCGAACGCTGCCACGGGGACGTCGCCGCTAAGGGTCGGTCCAGATGCCCCATTAGACCCGTCTGGGAGGCTCCAGGAGGCCGTTACAGCGGGGAGGCGGACCGTGTGTAGGGTCTCGTGGTTGAAGCCCCCAGGACCGAAGACCTGATTCTGCACCGGGTCCGAGAGCATGGCCTTGAAGGTCAGGGAGCCGTCAAAGGTCTGGCCTGCGATGCCGAAGTCAGCAATCTCTTCCTTGGCGTCGGCCAGAAACTCGGCGTAGAGGCTCATACCCTTGCGGAGGTAGGCAAAAAAAAGACCCCCATCGCTGGGGGTCCGTTTCAAGGCCTTGCGGCCGCCGATTAGGCGGTGGTGAGGCGGACGAGGCTCGTGGCGCGACCGACGGCGGCACCGAAGAGGAGCGTCGCGGTGACGTTGTAGTAGCCGCTCTGTTCCTGACCCATGAGGATCTGGATGGAGAGACCGCTCTGGTCGTCGGTAGCGACGGCCATATCGAAGCCCGGGATTTCCGAGTAGGGCAGACCAGCGGCCACGGCGATGGCGTCAGCGCCACAGGCGAAACCAGCAAGCGACTGGGAGTTGTCCGGGAGGGTGCTCCACATGTAGGAGTTGGCGCCAGCGACGAAGCCAATCTTACCCGAGGAGATGACAGGGGCCTGCAGACCGAGGACACCGATCAGCTGCGAGTCCGTGAGGAGGCCGTTAGCGTAGGTCGGGTTCAGGACGAAGGAGCGGGGGTCGCCAGCGCGGGCCGTGTCGAGGGTCTGCTTCGCCGTGATGAGTTCGGCGTAGGAGAGGGCGGCGCCGGTGTTGATGGAGGCCGAGTAGTTGGCCGAGGTCAGGAGGGCGGCGACTTCACCGAGGGCGGCTTCAGCGATCGCGACAGCGGCGGTCGGGGTGAAAGCGTTCACGAGGTACTGGGCGCCGTAGGACTTGACGTCCAGGGGCGAGAAGCGGGCGCTGTACTTGAAGTGCTTCAGGGTGACGGTAGCGGCGGTCAGGTTCGCGTCGTCGCCGGTGAGGTAGCCACCAGTCGAAAACTGGGAAGCGGTACCGTAACCGACGAGGGGCACCTGGACGGCCTTACCAGCCTGGCCTTCGAGGGCCGTGAAGACCTTCGAGAAACCATCGAGGGAGGGGAGACGACCGCGGATCGCGGCGATGACGGACTCAGCCAGGACGGCCGGAGCTGCAACAATAGAATTAGCCATAGTAGTGTGTTAGGAGATTAGGGGTGAGGAAATTAGATGGCGGCCTTGATGATGGCGGCCTTGTGGGCGTTGAAGTAGTCCGTGCGCTCCTTGCCGACAGGCAGGGACATGAACTTTTCCAGATGATTGACGGCCTCGGGGGTCGCGGCGCCTTCCACGGGGAGGGCGGTCGGAGCCACGCCGACGGAAGCGGCGATCACGGCGGCCTGCTTGGAGGCGCTGACCTTGGACTGTTCGAGGTCGGTGGCCTTGGTCTTGAGGGCGGCCAGTTCGGCGCCCATCGCTTCGAGGCTGGCGCTCAGTTCGGCGACCTTGGCATCCTTGGCGGCGGCTTCGACCTTGAGGGATTCGAGCTCGGCGGACGCGCCGACGGTGAGCTTCTCGATGGTCGCACGGAGGTCGTCACGCTCGCCGGTGAGGGCGGAGGCGGTGGCAACGGCAGCGGAGAGTTGTTCTTCGATGGTCATCTTGAGTTTGCGGATGGTGGCAACTCAGCGCTTCATCATCGGGGTCTTGCCGGGAGTCAGCACGCCGCCGAGATTGAAGGTCTGGACCGCCTGGTTGAAGTTGTCGTAGATGCCCGTCACCATGCCGTTCTGGGCGGCCTGCTTGCCCGAGAAGGTCTGGCCTTCCATGGCCGAAGCGGGGACCATCTTGCGCTTGTTGAGCACGGCTCCCTTGAAGTCCTCGTGGATGGCGTTGATGTTCGCCTGCAGGTTCGCGAGCTGCTCTTCGGTGGCGACCGTTCCTTCCACGCCGATGCCCTTATGGATACCCGACTTGACCATGATGGTCTTGAGCCCGGCCATGTCGTAGGCCTTGGAAAGGTCGGTCAGGTTCATGTAGACGCCGACCGAGCCGACGGTGGACGAAGGGCTGGCGCCGACGCGGTCGGCAGCCGAACCGATCCAGTAGGCGGCGGAAGCCATCTCGCTGTCAGTGTAAGCCATCGTGGGCTTGCCGAAATCGCGGATGATGTTGGAGGTCTCTTCGACGCCCGTCACCGTGCCGCCAGGGGAAGAGATGTGCAGGGCGAGGCGCTTGACCTCGGGGTTTTGCTTCATGCCGTGCAGGGTCTCGCCGATGTCGTTCAGGTCGACGGCGCCCATCATCTTCTCGACAGGGCTCAGGCCCTTGCCGATGACGCCGACGATCGGGACTACCCCGGTGCCATCCTCGGTCACATAGGCTTCGGGAGCCTTGGCGAAGAACTGCGAGAGCATATCCGTGAAGCCGAACTTCTCGGAGATCTCGGCGTACATGGCCGCACGCATCGGGTCGATGAGCATCGGCTCGCGGAGCCGCATGGAATTGAGGAGGAAGCGCATGTTATTCTTTGGAAGTGGATTCGGGGCCTTCGGCGGTCTCGCTCTCGGGCATCTCGGACTCGTTCGGGCCTTCGTTGCCTCCGGGTTCGTCCTCGGCCAGCGGGGCGATGGTGCCGGGCTGGACGTTCTGCGGCATGTATAGCAGCTCGAAGGGGATGTTGTTCGTCTCGGCGAGTTCGGCGATGAACGCCATGTCGGACGCCCGCTTCTTCATCTCGGTACGGAAGTCGAGTCCGCGGTCGCCGTAGATTTCGCCCCAGCCCTTCACACCGGCGAAGAGGTCGGCCCGGTCGGCGGCGGAATCGCGTCCCGCGTCGACGGTCACGCTGCGAGGCTTCGTCCAGGTCGTCTTGTTCCAATTCGGATCGTCGGGGAGTTCGCCGTCGGCGATGGCGTTGCCGATGATGTAGCCCCAGGTCGGTACGCACATCTGGTTTTCGAGGATGCCCTGATACTTCTGGAAGACGCGGGCCGCCTTGGCCGTGATGAGGCGAACGGAAGCGCCGCCTAGCTCGGAGATATCGTCGACGAACTCCCACGGAAGCCCGCCCATGCTGATCTCCTTGCGAAGGGCCTTGATGAAGCCCGTCCACGCAGCCGAGGGGCGGTTCGAGGAGAAGGATTGGAAGTCTTCGCCGGGTTCAAGGGCGATGAGTTTGCCACCCATGCGGGCATGGACGTTGGAATACTCCGAAGCGAGACCGGCGCCGAGTTCGTGGGCCAGCGATTCATCGACGTAGCCGCCGTTCTTCTTGATGACGCGGGTGACGTCGGCGTTGTCCTTCGCGGCCAGTTTCTCCAGCTCGAGCAGGTCCATTTCGTCCTGCACGCTGTTGATGCTATGCTGGAGCACAGGAACGCCACGAGCGCCCGAGGCGTATTCGTGGTCGACGATGTGCATGATGGACTGGGCCAAAATCTGGCGGTCCGTGCCGTCGGAACGGTAGACGTTCACGGCGATGAACTCGCCGTAGGGGCCGAACTGGATGCCGTCGTGCATGCCCTCGGGCGGAATCTCGCCCTGGATGGGATTGCCGACGCGGTGGGCTTCCATCAGCTGCAACTTGGCATCGCCTGCGCCGTTGCGGACCTTGGCGACGAAGGCGTCACCGTCGCGGAACATCGCCCGGATCATGATGGCCTGAGCCTGCCAGAAGGAAAAGCGGTTCGTGATGTCGATGCATCGAGCCTTTTCGAGGAAATAGTCTTCGTACATCCGGGCCTTCTCCGGGTCGTCGGCGTGGGACTGAGGCTTGATGCCGTCGCCGACCGTGTAGAGCACGACGTCCTGCAGGATTTGACGGAAGAGGCCGCTGTTACGTTCCGCCCAGCGGCACTTCTTGATCATCGCCAGCCTGTCGTAGGCCGACATGTCGCGACGCAGGTCCTGCGGGGCGGAGCCGTACAGGGAGCGACGCAGGCGGGTGATGCCCGTGGACTGCCAGCCCTGGTACGAAGCCTGCGGCTTCATCTTCGGGTCTTTCTTGGCCGTCGGAACCTTGGGCGCCGACAGTTTCTTGCGGGGGGCTGGCTTGGGCATGGTTTAGAAGTCGATGCGGTTGTTCCAGTTGGTCGTGACCACCGGAGAGCGTCGGCCATAGCGGGACGGGTCGAGCTGAGAGAGGGCGTAGTTGGCCTCCGACAAGACGTCACGGGGCGGCATCGCGAAGGCCTTGTTCGCCGAGGAGCCGGAGTCGCTGTACGAAAGCAGGGTCTTGCCCTCGAGCATGAACGACAGAGCCTTGTCGCGGATCGCGAGAATCTGCTCTTCAGGGAGGCCGACGAATAGTCCTTGTGCCATTTGCTATTGCTTGGACAGGCAAACGGGGGAGAGGCCGCCAGCGGGTCCCATGCCCGTATTGCACCACGTCGCACTTCCGCCGACGGCCTCCGTATCTGCTACGATGGGCATCCTCACGCGGAAGGCAAGTCGGTCTCCGAGGCCTCTTTGCCGACGATACCCCAGCGGACGGCCGACAGCAGGGCCAGCAGTTCGCAGTCCAGGGCGTGGTTGTCCAGTTTGCCTGCGGGGAGAATCCATTGGGGTTTCCCCGATCGCTTGTCCTTCACCCGGACTTCGGCGTTCAGTTGGTCGACATAGTCCGCGGAGGCATCGCGGGGAAATGTGAAAACCTTGCGGGACCGCAGGCCGTGCAGCAGGTCTTTGCCTGCCAAGTTGGACCAGGAGATGAGTTCCGCCCGCTCCGCCAGCCCGGGGACGAGGATGCGCTGCTTCTCCGAATAAAAGCGGCGGATGGTCCGGCCGTTCTTGTCAGTCACGGCGAAGTCCTCATTGCCCGAGCCCTTGGCGCATTTCCAACGGCGCTTCGTGGCCTCGCGGTAGACCTCCTGCGTATTGTCGCCCGAGTCGACCATCACGAAAGCAGGGTGGACTCCGTGGGTCTTGAGGAATGATTCCACGTTGCCCCATGTCTCGATCTTGGCGAACGCCATCAGGCGGCTATGCCCTGAGGTCGCCCACCTGCGGACGACGACCCAGAAGTGGCCGCGCTGGACGTCGACCCCAGCCGTACGAAAGGGGGTGGACTTCTCGGGGGCTCCTTCCCGCTCGACGACCTTGCCGCGGGGAGTGACGACGGCCTCGTTCGCCCAATCGTCGGCGAGGGCGTAGTCGGAGGCCTCGGCAAGGTTGACGATGTCGCCGCCTTCCTCACTCCAGGGCATCGCCAATCGCTTCTGCTTGAACACCCGGCGAGGAGCGTCGTCGCCGTAGAGGTCGTTCGCTTCCTTCGCCTTGAGCATCATCACGCCCAGCTCGCCCCAGCTCATCGTCGCCAGCGAGTTCCAATGCAGGCCGACGTGCCCGGTGTTTGCGCTGATAGACGTGGCTACGAATTGGCCCTTGAAGTTGGCCTCATAGCGGCTGGCGTTCGTGTCGGGCAGACGCGTCAGGCATCCCGAGCACTCATAGGTCGTGCCCTTCGCCACCTTCGATAGGTTCCAAATCCCGGCTTCTTTGGCCTCCTCGGGGAAACGGACCTGCTCCCAGACCCAAGGCTGAAGTTTCTGGCAGTGAGGACAGACGAAGTTCCAGTCACGCTGATCGGTGGTCTCGTGCAGCTGATGGAACTCCTGCCCAGCCTTTCCTCCCTGCGACATGAAGATGCGCTTGCCCATCCAACCGAACGCCGTGACGCGGGCCGATGCCTCGACGAGGTGAGACGGCGGGGCCAGCCAGCACTCGTCGGCGATGACGTACCGAAGCGATAGGCGCTGAAGGTTCGACTCGTTCCAGATGCCGCGACAGTAGACCGTCATGCGGTCGAAGTCCGCCGTCGTCGAGCGTTCCATGTCTTCGTCTTTCAGACGTGCCAGGACCGGCGGACAATTCTTCCAGACGGGGCGAAGATAACGGATGGCGAAATCCTTGGCCTCGGGGTCGTTGGCTTGGAGGACCATGCAGGGTCCGGGTGCGTTGGCGATGATGTGGCAGGTGAACAGGCGGGCGAAGAGAGACTTGCCTGACTGGATGCTGGCGAGGACCGTCATCATCCGCGTCTCGGGGTCGGCGGCGATGCGCAGCGCTTCCGCGATCCACGGCGTGCGGTCGGAACGGAACGGACCCGGCATCGGCGAGTCGGGGATGGCGTGCACGTTGGCCTCGAGCCATTCGACGATGTCCCCGCTGTCCGACGGACGCAGGACGGAACGGCCGATGGCGATGAGGTCCGACTTATTCATCGGCGCTCAGTTCGGACCGCGTCTTCCTCGCCCAGGCTTCCAGAGCCTTCACGGCCTTCGCCGGGTTCTCGGGGTTGCAGGCCTCGGCGATGTCCAGCGCGAGCTTGTCGAGGCGGTTGACCATCTCGGCGGTGAGTTGACGCATCGCTTCGGCCGCTTCCTTGGCCGTGATGTATTCGCGGGAAAGGATGAGCCGACGTTCCTGCTCGGCTTCGAGGTCCAGCAGCTTGCTCGTCGCTTGGTTGAACTGCGTGTGGTACTTCGCCTGGTTCGGATCGCCGCCTTCCATCGCCGCACGCCAGATGTCCCGAGCCCTGCTGACGTCTTCGTTTTGTTTCCTGATGCGTTCAGCCAGGGAGCCGTCGTCGAGCTCCGTCGCGTCGACCTGCGGCGCGTGGGCTTTCCGGGCGGCTTCGCGGTTCGCACGCCACGCCAGCGCGGCTTCGACGGAGTGCGTCGGCATGCCGTCACGCTTGAGCACGCTGATCCGTTGCGGAGTAACGCCCAAGGCGTTCCCTAACTCGAAATTGGTCAAGGCCTTCAATGCGGTTAGGGAAATAAGGGGTTTTTGCTAATTTTCTCAGCGTTTTTTGCCCGTGGTGCTCCGCCA